GATTACTGAAGGATTAATGACCACAGCTATTGGCAACGCTGATGTTAACCTTGTCGCTGGTGGTAAGTCATTTACTTTGCGGACTATTAGTACTTCAGGATTGAAGGCACATACACGTGGCAAGGGCTACAATGAAGGTATCATTGAAGATTCAAAGAAGGTCTACACAATGGGTCAAGACCGGGATATTGAGTTCTTCATTGACCAACAGGATGTTGACGAAACTAACCAAGAATTGGCAATGGCTAACATCTCAAAGACCTTTATCACCGAACACGTACAACCAGAATTGGACGCTTACCGTTTTGCCAAGATGGCTCAAGGTGCACAAGCTACTGGTCAAGTAGACACTACTAAACTTACTAAGAGCAATGTATACGGCGCTATTAAGGACGCTATCATGCCATTACGTAAGTATGGGCCACAAAATGTTGTTGGTTTCTTGTCTAGCGATGCTATGAACAAGTTGGAACAATCAACAGAGTTCACTCGGACAATTACTAATCAAAACGTGGCTGGTACTGCCCTTAATTCACGGATTGCTTCAATTGATGGAATCCAATTAATTGAAGTTTGGGACGGCGCACGGTTTATGTCTAATTACGACTTTTCAGACGGATTCAAGGCTACTGGAGACGCTCAAAACATTAACTTTATGTTTGTTTCTAAGCCCTCAATCATTCAAGTTGTAAAGGAAAACGCCGTTTACTTATTCGCACCGGGCGAACATACCGAAGGGGACGGCTACCTTTACCAAAACCGTTTGTACCACGACTTGTTTATTCGTGATTCACGGAAAGACGGGATTGTTGCTAACTTGTCTAAGGCAAGCACAGCAACGCCAACGCCTGCATCAGCACCAGATAAGCAGTAATGAGGTGATTTAATGGCACGGGAGCAGCGCTTAAAGAAGAGTGATTATATCGAACTTGGCTACGTTGATGCCAAAAGCAAAAGCGATGATGATTTCAATTCATTAGCTAAGCAAGCCCAGCGCCATATTGATGCGGTTACTAATTACTTCTATGATGATCATGATTTCAGCACTGATTGGGCTAAAAGGGTAGATGCTTATAAGGCGGCTATCTGTGAGCAGATTGATTTTGCTCTGGAAACTGGAATCACTGCTTCATATAACGGCGGTGATAACTTTAGAAGCGTTTCAATTGGTCGCTTGTCATTGTCACCGTCAGTTAATCCGGTAAGTACAACGATTAACGGCGTATGCAAAGAAGCGTATCGCCTATTAGGTCGCTATGGTTTGCTTTATCGTGGGGTGAATGATTATGCTGCCAAGAATAAGTAAGCGATTATGTAATCAATCCATAGCGCTTCAAGTGCCAACTGGTGAAGAGAACGATTACGGGAAGCAAAAGACTGTGGAGCAAGTAATCAACAACGTGTTGGTTCAACCACAGACGATTTACTCAGGTTCAAATAATAGCCGGACAATCACAGCAAATGCGATTGTCTTTTTATTTGCTGGTATTTCAGATCCACTACCGAAAATTACTCCCGATTGGGTCGGAACTCACCTTAAATTTGAGGGACGAGACTACACGATTACTAATATTGTCGATAATCGAGAGCCTTATAGTAACAAGGTTTATTCATACGAACTGGAGGTGCTGTGATGAGTGTACGAGTTAGTTATAACGGTAAGAAGTTAGCTGATGTTTTAAGCGGACAGTCATTACAACGAGCGCAATATATACTTGTAAATCAAGTAGCAGCCGATATGGATCAATTTATTCCATACAAGGAAGGGGATTTGGCAAAACAAATAGCTATTAGCCTTGATGGTAAGTCAATTCTTTACACGGTGCCGTATGCTAGAGCTCAATTCTATGGGTTAATTACTAACCGTAAGACTGGTAAAGTATCTCAAGTCCAAAACTATACGCCAACAGAGGGGCGTTCTCCATCAAAGCGCTGGGACTTAAAGGCTAAGTCTTTGTATGGTGACGTTTGGGCTAATAAGGTTATGAAGAGCTTATTGGAGGGAGAATAATGGATTTAAAAGAACGGGTCAAAGACTCAATTAATTCACTAGAGTTACCGCTTAAATGCTTGCTTGGCTACTTGGATGGTAAGCATGATCCAGAGCTTCGTTTGCAAATGTTACCGGGTTCTAACGTGATTGAAGTTGATTATGCCGGCAATAAGACTGAGCAATACCTCATGGAAGTAATCATGCGAGGTAGTGACGAAGGACTAATTAATCAAGTACTGTGGCAGATTGCTAACGTGCTTGGTGATAACGATTTTAGAGTCATCTCAAAAGATGGCTCTTTTGTTTTCTCGACATTAGAGATTGCTTCGTTTCCGCACCCAACAATGGCAGATACCACCGGGACGATAACGTATGTTTTTGATTTTAAGATTACGGTTGATACTTTTGAAAAATAAGAAAGAAGGATAAATTATGGCTGATGAAAATACAACTCCAACAAGTGCAGCAGGAACAGCAGGTAATGTAGTACCACAACCTGCTGGCACACCAACAAACAACTCTCTAGCGGGTGACGACACCGCACCTACTAATATCGGTAAGTTTTTACTAAACTGGCAAAACAAGATTGAAATTGCTACCGATGGTTTAGATAACGTTAACGATATTACTAAGGCGGCATGGGCACGTTTAGCAGCTGGAATTAACAACTTGACCCCAGCCGAAAACGACACCACCGCTAACGATGAATACTACGATGGTGAAGGGTTTGGGACTTCCGATGTTACTTCCAAGCGTTACCAATTCACTGTTGCTGGCCACCGTGTTTACGGTGATAAGGCGCAAGACTACATTGCTTCTAAGATGTTAGAAATCGGTGACAACTTGAAGACTTTAATGCGGGTTACCTTTGCGGACGGTTCACAAGTCTATGGCATTGTTACCCTAACTAACATTGTCCCAGCTGGTGGTCAACCGGGCGCTAAGCAAACGTTTAGTTTTGTAGCCGTGTTCAACGGTAAGCCTAAGTTTGTCCCAGCAAGTGCTAAGAAGTAGTAATTAAGTAATAACAGAGACGAGTTAAAGTGAGACGATAGGAGGATACATAAAATGTCAGTAATTAACCTTGATAAGCAATTCCAATTTAATCCTGAACGGCAAGTAATTATCGGTGGTAAGACTTATAGTTTAGTATTTAACGATGCACTAGAAGAAAAGCTTACTAATCTTCAAATTACAATGCTGTCAGCAATGGAAAAATTGAATAAGAAACAAGATAAGTTTGTTAATTCAATGAGCTTAGATGAACGCAAATCTTTAGTAAAGAAGTCCTTAGCTAACGCTTTAAGTGATCTGAAGAAATCACTAGATGATGTTTTAGGCAAGGGTGAGGGTGAACGATTATATAAGTATTATCATCAATCAACTTATGCTTTAGGTACTATTGCTCATGAAATTATCAAAATTGATGATGAAGTTAACAGTGAAAAGAAAGTCAACTTTAACAAGAAGAAAAAGGCAGTCCGTGATCACTACACTAAGAAGCGTGATTAACGATGCTCTCATTAACAGAGTCTTTAGTCGATAAGTTAAATTATCATGGTAAGACTTATCAACTTGACCTTGCATTTGACACGGTTCTGAAATTTTATGAACTGCTTGATGATGATAACTTAGAAGATTCTGAAAAGATTAGTGTAGCCTTTGAAATGTTTATGGGCTTTACACCTGACGATGCTGATTTTGCAATAGCGGTATTTCAAAAAATTAATCAGTTTATCGCTAAACAGCCATATTGGGATGAAGGAGAGCCTAATGTTGACGGTAATGGTCAAGCGATGACTCCACAAAAATATTATTCATTCACCCAGGATGCGGAAGCAATTTATGCAAGTTTTCGTGATCAATACGGTATTAACTTACTTCAAGAAAAAGGTAAGTTGCATTGGGACGAATTTAAAGCATTATTTGCCGGATTAGGTCCTAATACGTATTTTCAACGTATTGTTGAGATTAGAATGCGTGACACTAGTAAATTAGAGGGTCAAGCATTAAACGATACCTTAAAAGCTCAACAGTATTATGAACTAAATGAGAATAAGACAGAGAAAGCCCGTGAACAACAATTCACGGGCTTTATGAATACTCTGAAAGCATGGGCACAATCTTAACGAAAGGGGGAATTTAAAGTGTCAGCAGATGGAACGGTCAATATTGATGTTAAATTAGACGCTCAACAACCTACTCAAACCGCTAAAGATCTTGATGATTTATTAAAAGATATTGGTAAAGGTACAGGTAAAGAAGCCAAAAAAAGCATTAATGAAAACTTAAATAAGTCGGTTGATAAGACAAAAGAAGCCCGTAAGAAGATGGACTCTGAGTTAGACAAACCGATTAAGCAAAAAGTAGATGCTGATACCAGCGAAGCAACTGAAAAGATTCGTTTATTTAAACATGAATTTGAAATAATTCCCCACGAAGTTAGGACAAAGTTAATCGCTGATGCTAAGAAAAATGGTATTGATAACTTTGGTAAGCTCCTCAGAAAGATTCCTAAGGAACAACGAACCGAGCTAATTGCTAAGGCACAAAAAGGTGAGGCAATTAACTATGAAGAGTTGCTACGTAAGATTCCTGCTCGAGTCATTACCGAAGCTAAGTTAAATGATCATGCTTCATTACCTCTTAGACAGCTTCAAACCGAAGCCAAAGAAACTAGTCACTCATTTAGCCGATTAAAAGATGTAATGGCCGGTACGTTCTTAGGTGGTATGGCAACCCAAGGATTAAACGGAATCAAAAACGGCTTGATTGCATCCGCCAAGGCTGGTATGCAGTTTAATATCGAGCAAGACCGAATGAGGACCGTTTGGTCAGCCTTAACTACTGAAGCACCACGTGATGGTAAGGTGCTAGTTAACTATATCAATGATATGGCCCAGCACTCTATCTATGCAGCAAGCACTATTGACCGAATGGCTCAATCGTTCTATCACGTTCATTCTAGTGTTAAGGAAACTAAAGATTGGACTAACGGTTTTATTCGATTAGGTTCAACGCTCCATATGACCAATGACCAATTGGCAGAAGCAGGTGAACAGTTTGCCAAGATTGTTGCTGGTGGTAAGGCTAACGCTGAAGATATGTCTGTTATGATTAATCGGTTCCCAATGTTTGGGGAAGCCTTGCAAAAGGCAACCGGTAAGTCAATGAAGCAACTTTATGAGATGTCAGCTCAAGGGAAGCTAACGGCTAAAGACTTCACAGAAGCTCTTGATTACTTAAGCAACAAGTATAAGGGATCTACTGAGGAAGCGATGACCTCGTTTACTGGTATGTCAATGTATATTAAGTCACGTTGGCAAATGTTATGGGGTGAGGTTACCTCCCAAGGATTTAAGGGGAGTAAAAAATTATCTGAGGATATGCGTGATATTCTATCAGATAAAATGATAGCTAAATACGCTAGTTTGCTAAGTGAAGCGCTTGGAGCCATTTTAAAAGGTGTGATGGCCGTACTTGATTATGTTGGCAATCACAAAGATACAATCGTTGATGTGATTGGAAATCTTGGGAAAATAGTCGGCTTAATCGGTGGCACAATTTGGCAAGCATTTGCGGATATTATAAAAACGATCGCTGCAATGTTCGGTCTTACCAGTGATAAGTCAAAAGGTGCTCATGGGGCACTTGAAGATTTTGATAATATTCTCAAAGCGATTCTGGATCATCAGCAAGCTATAAAAACGTTCACTCAAATTTTTATGGCTATGTTTATTACTAAAAAAATTTACGATTCAATTGATGCTTTAATGTCATTTTATAGTGTTTTAAAAGACATCGTTGGGCTAAAAGGCATTAGTGGTTTTGCAAAAGGCATAGGTGTTGGCACACGTGGTGAATCATTAGCTACAACTGATGAAGCAATAGCTGCTGGTGGCTTACCGGTGACACGAGCAACTAAAGCAGGGCGTTTATTTGGTCGTGGTGCTGATAAAATGTTTGGTATCACTAAAGCTCGTCAAGCTGTGGGAGTTTACGCAGATGATGCTGCCGGTAAAGCGATGGTTAGAGCAGGAGAACGAGGAATTATCCGTCGCACAGCTGCACGTATCCCTGTTGTTGGCTCCTTAATTGCTGGTGGTACTGAATTAATTGGAATTAATAAGCATAATAGAAATGAAAAAATTGGCCGAGCAGTGGGCGAAACGGGGGGCACAGCTGCTGGAGGTGTTGCTGGTGCTTGGATTGGTGGAGCTTTAGGTTCTATTGTTCCTGGTGCTGGTACTGCGGTTGGTGCCGGTGTTGGTAGTTTAGTTGGTTCTACTGTCGGAGGCATGTTTGGAGCCGAAGGTGGAGGTGCCATTGGTAAAAACATTAGCAAGTGGAAGTCAGGCGCTGAAAAAGCGATGTCTTCACTAGGCAAAACTTTATCCGGTAAAGCTAAGGAAGTTGGGAAGATCGTTGGCAAAGCCTTTCAAGGTATTGCTAAGCCAATCGGTAAAGTCTGGAGTGGTATTACTAAACCAATTGTTCGAGTGTTTAACACATTAAAGAAAACATTAGGAACAATCATTAAGGGAATTGGCTTAGTCGTAATTGCTCCATTCGTTTTAATGGTAGGGGCAATTATTAAAGCCTGGCAAAAACTATCAAAGCCAATCGGTCGTGTTGTTAAAACAATTGGTAAAGCACTAGAAGCTGGTTGGAAAAAGATTAGTAAGGCAACCTCAAAAGCTTGGCAAGGAATTACTAAAGTTGTTACTAGAGCCTTTGACCGAATAAAGAAGCCTATTCAGCGGGCAATGAAAGTCACAGGGAAAGTAATTCAATCTGCTTGGAATACTATTAGCAAGACAACTTCAAAGGTTTGGCGTTCGCTGTCTCGTACAGTCCTAAAAGCGGTTAATGCTCTTTATAAACCTATCAGTCGAATCTTTAACGCAATTTCAAGAATTGTTAGTCGAGTGTGGAATGGTGTTTCAAAGAGTACAGGAAATACTTGGCGAGAAGTTGAACGGGTAATTACTCGTGTGCTTGGTGGTGTCTGGAAATTTGTTAAAGATAAGTTTAACGATATGAAAGACGCCATTGATGATGCGATGAACGGTATTAAACACATTTGGGACAGCATTTGGGATGCTATTTCAGATAAGGTTAGTGCGGTATGGGATACTATCAAAGGTGTTGTTAGTGCTGGTATTAACGCCATAGGCGGATTTTGGAATACTGGTGCTAGTGGCCTTGAAAAGGTAGCTGGTTTCTTTGGTGCAAAGGTAAGCATTCCACGAATGAAGAAATTAGCTAATGGTACGGGAGGCCGTCAGGGTGAGCATTTGCTTGCGATGGTTAACGATCAAGAAGGACCGATGTACCGAGAAGCTATTTTCCGAAACAATGGTCGAATTGAAATTCCAACTGCCCGAAATGTATTAACTCATTTGCAACCTGGTGAAGCCGTTATGCCAGCTAAGGAAACCGCTAAAATGTTTGGTATTCCAAAATTTGAAGGCGGTTTTGGTGACTGGTTTGGCAAAGCTCTTAATTATGCTAGCTCTAAAATAGGTAACTTAGCTGACATGATTGACGACAAATTAGATGCCGTTGAAGATGCGTTAAAGGACCCGCTTGGAACTTTGGTGAACATCTATACTAATGGAACCAATACCGCTAAAGTTATGTGGCATGATATTGCTGACAATGGAGCACGAGATAAAATACCGCATTATGCTGAGACGTGGTTTACTAATCTCTTAAAGAAAGCGGAAGAGAAATTAGAGGAAGTTGGAGGAAGTGGGCCGGTTAGCCCTTCTTTGATTAAGCGTGCTGCTCACAAAATGAAGGTTGACGTTAGTGCGGGAGACATTAGCCATATTATGTCTGTTATTCAGCATGAGTCAGGTGGAAATGCTTCTATTGTTAACCATTGGGATAGCAATGCAAAAGCAGGTCATCCTTCAAAAGGTATTCTTCAATTTATTGATTCTACTTTCCAACATTATGCAATGCCAGGACATACTAATATCCTTAACGCATATGATCAGTTACTAGCAATGTTCAATGATAGCACTTGGCGTTCCGATTTAACCCTTGGTGGTTGGGGACCAACCGGAGCTAGACGATTTGCTAACGGTGGCTGGGCTGATAAGTTCTCCATCTTTGGTGAAGTTCCTGGTGAACCGGAATTAGCCGTTAATCCAGCCCGTGATAGTTCAGAAGGTCATATTGTCGAAGCTATTGAAGCACGGGCAAAAATTAACCCGAATGGCTTTGCCGGTACGCTAAGCAAGTTGATTGAATCAGCTAAGAACAGTGCTAATAATTTAGTCCCGGTTATCAATCAGGGAACTAATCAAGTACGAACTGCTAGTTCAGTAGCTAGTCGTTCAGCAAAGATTGACGGTAATCTAAACGTTGTCATGAATGTTGATAGTAAGACAATCGGTCACCTTACCTACGCTACTTGGCGAGCAATCAGAAGTCATGAAATCAATATTCAAGCTAACGGTGGTGCTATTCCTGTTGGAGGTGCTCAACCACTGGGAGGTGTTTATTAGTGAGTACAATAATCTTTCAAAAACTCGATGGAACTATTTTTGACCTAGATCAACTTGGCTTCCGAGTGAAGAAGTTTGATGTACCAACGACTAACTACAATTACAATTACCAGCAAGTCGGGCAGTACGGAGCCTTAATGACTGGTGTTCAAGCCCAACAGCTAGTTATCCCGTTAACTTTGAATGTGTTGTCAATTGATTCTAACGACTTGTTTCTGCAACGAATGAAACTTAATCGAATGCTCCAAAGTCATGAAGCATTCTATGTTTATGACACCGCTAATAAAGAAATTCGTTGGAAGGTTTATGCTGAACCAGTTAGCGTTAGCCGTGATAATTCATTTTGGCGGGCATCTAACGTGCAGATTAACTTAGACTGCCCGACCGGATATGCTGAGAGTTCTTACACCACCCAAGAGTTTGATAAGAGTACTGGTAAAGGAATTGGTTTAGGTATGGGACTGTTTCGGAATGAATGGCAATATACCTTTACTAACCAAAATGATTTTGAATTTCTCAATGCTGGGATTATCAAACTCACAGCAGAAGAGCACCCAGTTAAGATTGAGTTTCAAGGTACCGCTTCAAATGGTATTACGCTGACTAATCAGACAACGGGACAATCATTTCAATATAAAAACGCCCTCACAGCTAACGATAAGCTAACTATTGAGGGCGTAATGCCAACGGTTAACGGTACACAAAATTATGATGCTGGTAATCATGGCTTCTTAGATTTTGCAACGGGAGTTAATAAACTACACCTTGACGGTGCAAGCAACTTCACGATTAAGTTTGATACACGGTTTTATTACTAGGGGGGATGATCACGTGCTTAGTTTACCAATTCGTACACCAGCCGGGGATGTAACAACAGTACATGCTTATGATGTAGCCGTTACTGATACGCTGAAATCGTATCCGACACTTAATTTTAGCTTTATTGCCAATGAGGATAATGAGGTAGCCGAAAAGATGATTGCTCCTCGGACAATTATTACTGACCCAACAACAGGTCAACAATACCGCATTGCTACTTCTAACCCCGTACCAACGAATAAATATCGAGTGTATGCCGTGACAACTATTCATATTGCTCATGACTTACACGATTTATATTTAGATAACACAATCACAGGTAGTCAATCATTAAAGGCTTGCTGTGATTTTTTAGTATCAGGAAGTAAGTTCAGTTATTCAATTGACGGTAACATTAGTGATCATGATTTTGGCTCTGATACCTTAGGCAATGCACATGGTGATGATGTACTGAGTTCAATTGCTGAAGCATTTGACATTGAGTTTTGGTTTGACAATACCACGATTCATTTAGCAACCAAGATTGGTAAAGACAACTCATTTGTTTTCATTGATAAGATTAACGCTTCAAAGATTCAGGTTAACGAAGACTACACTACGATTGAAACAGCTATTAAGGGAACTGGTAAAGAAATTGAACAAGATAACACTGGCGGTGATTCCGGTGGTGGTAGTGGAGTAGTAGCTTCATTTGCTCGTCAGTATGCCGGAACACCTTACGTTTTGGGTGGTAGTTCACCGAGTGGCTGGGATTGTTCTGGTTTTGTCGCTTATGTCTACAATCATTTCGGCATTCCAATGCACCAGCCAACTACTTACGAAGAGTATCAAGGTCAAGTAGTTGGTCCACCTTATCAAGAGGGCGATATGCTCTTTTGGGGTGCGAGAGGTTCAACCTACCACGTTGCATTAGCTCTTGATAGTAACACGCTTGAAATGGCAGCTAATCCAGAACGAGGGACAGTCATTCAAGCAATTAGTGCGTGGCCACCTGCTTTTGGTGTAAGGAATGCACAAATGGCAGCTAAAGTTCAAGGTAGTAGTGATTCTGATGATTCATCAACAACTGATACGACTGACCAGCAACCGCAATATACCTGTCAAGGCGAATATGATAGTCCGATGGCAGACGACAAGAAGTGGGGCAAAATCTGGGCGGATCCGTTTACCAGTGACACAATCACAGATGAGAACGCCTTAAAAGATGCTATGAAGGCTCAACTCCACGATTACCCAGATGTCCAGTACACAATGGATTGGGTAAGTTTTAAAAACAATCTGAGTGGAATTAATAACGAAATTGCAATTGGTAATAATGGCTGGTTGCGTGACCGTTTTGGAATTGATGTAAATGTGCGTATTCAGAGCTTCACTCAGTATAAGGACCCGACGACCACTCAAACCGATACCATCACATTTGGCAATAAGATTTTTGGCCCCGATGAATGGAGTAACCGAGATAGTGCTGCAAGAACGGCTATTCATAGCGGTAATGGTAGTAGTGGTAGTAAGTCACACGAAATTAATCCACCGGTTACTGCTGATGATATCCCTACTAATGGAGTACAACTGCGTTCTCCTAACGGGAAAGTCTACACTTTAACTGCTGGTGACGATGGAAAATTAAAGTTGAGTACGGAAGAAGGGGAAGATACAAATGGCGATAAAGGACAGACTACACATTCATGACTTGTCGCTAGACGGTCAAGAACTGCGTAAACAGTTAATTGAGAACTTTACAATTATTGGTGATGCTATTGACGGCTTAGATAAGAAACAAAATAATCTGACCGGTACTTTAGGATTGAGCGATGAAGCATTAAACCAACTAGGAGGAGGTGAAAAATAGTGGCAACACAATTAGCAAAATTAAATCAATATATTCCGGTGGACTTATTACGTGATCAAGATGAAACGATTGATATTAGGGATAAGTTCAAGGGACGTGTTGGTGACGTTGATAGTTATATTAAGCTATGGGTGTATTCTAATTCACTTCCGCAAGATATGACTGGTTGGCGTGTCCTGTTTCAAGGTACCGACTTTCAGCACAACGATTTTCGGTCATATATGAAGATGGACGATTCACAACAGCTTGATATGATTAAGCCCGGGCGGATTACTCTTTACTTTGACGCGAACCTTTTCCAATGTGACGGCCAATGGGAACAAGCTTACTTCAGCTTTATCAGTCCTGACGGCAAGATTGTATCAACCGTTAATATTCTATTAGTAGTCATGGGGAGTAACTTCTACGCCCGCATGGGGAAACATGCTAAGTCGGTTATTGATGAGTTCAACGATATTTTAAAGAAGCTTCAAGATGAAGCTGATGTTGATACCGAGCAGTTAAAAAAGATTGTTGATGATACTAACAAGATGCTGACTGAACTTGGCAATGATACGAAGAAGGACTTCTTGGAATGGTTAGCTAAGTATAAGCAATCCTTACAAGATGCCCTAGCAGCTGTTGATGATCCTAAAGAGGGATTGATGGTGAAGTATTCTTCACTGCTAACAATGGCGAAGCAGATTCAAGGAATCCTTAAACAAGCTCAATTCCATGACCGGCCATTCCACTTTGCCACTGTTAATGCGATGCAGAAGTATACGGCATTAATGGACGGTGATCTTGCGATTACGCATGGTTGGGACAACTACGATGATGGTCATGGGGCTTACTGGAATATCCGGGTTAAGCATAAGGACGAAACGCCGGATGAGCAGAACGTTATTAGCATTAATACCGATATGGGCTTAGTTGCGGAACGGAACTCATCCTTGTTGAGTGCGGACAGTCTGGAAGATTTCCTCTATGGCTACACGATCGAGATTAAGCATAATCAATGTGAACACCCACTGCGTCCAGCAGTGCTGTACTACGAGGACGCTATCGGGACTGAACGGGATGGTTTAGGAAAAACTAGTCATGGTTTCGGGCAAACAAACACCAAGCTAATTAACTGCATTGCGGAATATCCGGATGCAAACACGATTAAGGTTAAGATTCCCCGGAACTTCTATCTTGATGCCGTACCGCACTATAAGTTTGGTGCTTGGTATCTGATTGATGGTAACCGGACGATCAAGGTTGACTTGGGGATGCCGATTGATGACGCTAAAGCTCAAGCGGGTGATGGAGAAGGTAATTCTTACTTATCACCGAATACGGGCTACTTCTCGAAGCCAACAAGTCCAACGGACTTACGAGCAGTCTACATTGATGAACACACGCAACGGTTACTATGGAGGGATTAGTTAATGAAATTCTATATTTATCAAGGCGTTGGAACGGATGGTGAACTGAAGAAGGTTGCCGAAGTTGAAAACAAGAAGGAATACACCGTTACTGGTTTAACAGCTAACGCAACTTATCGCTTCGCTGTAAGTTCCTACAATGGCTTGCGAGAAAGTGCTAAGTCGAACGTGATTACGGTTAAGACAAGTGCTATTCCAGTTCAAAGTATTACCTTGGCAATTGATAAGACGGCACTTGAAGTTGGGGGAACCGCTAAGGTTACCGTTACGATTACGCCGGCTAATGAAACTGCCGGTGCAGCAGTATTGACCTCATCAAACACGCAAGTGACAACGGTTGATGGTGCGGGTAACGTCAAAGCAATTGCTCCAGGGACGGCAACAATCACCGCTAAAATTGGTGAGAAAGTATCTAACGTGATTAGCTTAACGGTTTACGAAGCGTTGGTTAATGTGACCAACTTAGCGGCAACTAACGTGACACCAAATTCACTTGATTTGAGTTGGGACTGATGATGAATGCAGTATCGAATCAGGAATGGCGACCAACTAATTGCTACGGTAAGCAATAAGCAGTACCAAGTAACGGGATTAACTCCCAACACTGCTTATAACTTGTCAGTGGCGTCCTTTAATGGCTTCCGTGAAAGTCAAAGGGCTAGCTTGACAGTTAAAACTCGAGGGATTCAAGTTAAGATGCCAGTTAGCTTAACTGCTGGAGCAACAGTGTCATTAGTCTATCTTGAATATGCCTTGGGATTAGTCCCGATTGGGACGGAACCCAAGGGCATGTTCGGTGGTGGCAATCGACAAATTATCCCAGCAAAAGTGGTTAGCTCGGCTAATGGGATGAGCATGATTGAAATTACCAACAGTTTTAACTTGATGAGTGACGGGCTAACAATGAAACAATTACCAGACAAGAGCTTTGGAGTCTTTGAGGGCTACAAGGCTCTTTATTATAAGGGGGATTAGTTAAATGGACTTAAAAGAAATCTTTGACGGGATGAATCAAGGTCCCAAATATATTGATGATAACTTTGAATTAATTAAGCAAGCGATTATTGATAATCAAAGCAAGATAGGGAGCAATGAATTTAAAATTCAAACTTACCCGCTTGTTACACAGAATGGCTGGATTGGTGAAGGTCCAAACGCTTTCACAAAGTTAAGCAATGACAAATACAATATTATCGCCGTTTCTTTTGAAATTAAAAAGCCAAAAGGTGTAGATTTTTCAAGCGCTGCTCCGATTGCTGGAGACCCAATTGTTAGTAGTAATGGTTTTAGTTGGGTAAGAATTCCCGGAACAGATTGGGTTAATGGCACGTTCTTGCCAGTTCTATTTCTCAACGGCAAGATTTACACAGAACACCTTGGAGATAATGTGTGGAGTACTGCTGCCAGCAAAGATGTTGAAATTAACTTACAAGTACAGCACGTCTTCGTATGGAAAAAATAGAAGGAGGAAATAAAGATGGCAGAAAAGATTTATCTATATGATAGAGCTAATGGCAACAAGCTTAGGTATGCAATCTACTTGGACGATGGACAAGCGATGCCTGATAGTGCAACAACCGTTGTATGTCCGGATGGGTTATATGACCCTTGCTTTGACGAACAAGCGCAAACTTGGAAAGGGATTACCAAGGAAGAGTGGGAAGCAAAACTCCCACAAAAACCGGTTGTACCTAGCCAAGCTGATAAGGTGATGAATAATTTAGGATTACAGATGGCACAACTTACGGCCGAAAATAAGCAACTAAAACAGTCGGTTAATCAGCTAGGCTTGCAGTTAGCACAGGTAACCATGAAAGATAAGAAAGAAAATGGAGGTAACTAATTATGGATTGGATGGAATTTGTTAAAACGATGTTTAGCCTAGGTAATGTAGTAACAGGGTATGTTAATGTGGTAATCACGCCCGAACAGTACAAGCAAATTACTGGTAAGGATTACGTGGCACCAGCTACGGTTGCCTAGATAGCTAGATATAGCTAACACATAGTCGCCGAAGAAATACACAATACATAAATAGGCCTCGCTGTTGATACAACGGGGCTTTTGTTATGGGCGGCTATAAAAAGAAAAAGCGCTAATCCGAATCGGAGAATTAGCACTTTCTATATGTTTATTGTAGTTACCTTTGGGAAGGATAACTATGCGACCTCAAAGGGCCAATAAATAATGTGTCTTTGATAAGACAAGTATAGTTTACCATTAATTGGATGAAAGTTTAAACTAAAAAAGGCGGGTGCCAAGAAGGCATCCACCCATACCGGCTTGTGAGCTGGAAAATACTCACTGCACACGGTGTAATCTTTATCTGTAAATGTATTATATCACATTATGGATATGGTACAATACTAATTGCACATTTGAGCAGGCTTGGAAACCTGACTAGTGCGAGGAAGGAGGTTCCTTCCCATGATACACTTTTGTGTAATCTTTATCTTTGTGCCCAGTAAGCACATTAAACATCTAATTCGTAAACTGTTCAAGTAATGGTTTCAGCGCTGACTTCGGTTGGCGCTTTTTTATTACCTGAAATTAGGAGGTGGGCAGATGCATAGTATAGCAGGGTATTCGTGGGACGAGTTATTAGCGATCGTGACAATTTTTTCTATCGTTGGTGGATTCTTGATTTGGTTGCTTAACCTAGCAATTAAAAACGGAACTGAAAAGCTGTCAAACGTAGTTCAAGATTTAATCGTTAAAATTGATAATCTAAGTCACACAATGGATTCAATTGAATCAACAGCAAATCGGACAGTCGATCGGGTTGATTCGCTAGAAGAGCGCTTTGAGGAACATATTGGTGAAGCAAAGGTGCGGAATCAAAAAATCAAAGCACTGGAGCATGAAGTCTTTGAAAGAGGGAAAGATAAATAATGAATGAGATTATTAATGCAATTCCTGAATACATAATCACGGCAGTTGTATCGACTGCTGTTGTTTATCTTATGCGGGTAGGGAAGAATTTATTACATAGTAAAGTTCAGCACGCTAAAACCGTTCAATCAAAAGAGCTGTGGGGCTTTATTGAGCAGGTCGCTAATACGGCAGTCAACTCCTTAGTAAGTAAGAATATTACTGGTGACGCTAAGTTCGCTCAAGCAACGGCAATTGTACAAGATGCACTTGCTAAGCAAGGCTTTACTAACGTTGATGTGAAGTCAATTGAATCAGCGGTGCAATCAGCTTATGAAAAGTCACCCCTA